TCTGGCTTGGCGTACTCTTGTTCCAAGGCAAAGTACAACTCACGAGTAATGTTGAGGTCACTCCTAAGATAAAAAAGAAGCTCTTGTAAAGGTATCTCATTGGTGTTCCATCCTTTCTTGTAATACTCTTTGAGAGTGTCTTGCTTCTGATAGTTTAGATTCCTACGTTTAGCACAAGCCTCTAAGCTTATAGCATCCTTCTGCCCACGTAACAACAAATACTCAGCCAACATTGTATCATAGATGTCACCATCATACTTGAAGCCTGACTCCCACAGCCACATCAAATCATGCTGTGCATTGTGCATAATCAAGAGTGTTGTATTGTCTAAGATAATCTGAATGTTTCTAGCCCTTGACCCACCTATGTCTTGATCCTCTACATGATTCAAGGTGAACAAGTGTGTTTCATCTACGTTGTCTACGTTCTGCATACCTACTTGTACAAGTTCAAGCCCCGGTTCAAACGGATCTAGAATATTCTTGTTATCTCGTTTAGTTATTGTGTTCTCTACATCTAGTACAAGTCTCATGCTAAATACTGACTCCTGTCTCCATCTAACTCACAGTGAATAGTACCATGCCATCCACCCTTGAGTTTGTTTTTCGCTATACAAAGATGTCTCTGATTAGTTTCATCTTCATCTTGTCCCTCTACTACTCTGTTCTTTGATATGAGTATCATCAAGTCAGCCTCTGCTGCTTTACCAGTACGGCTACCCTCAAGCATTGACTGATCAGGATGTACCAAACCTTCTGCTGCTGCACTCAACTGTGACATCCATATGATCGCACACTTGTGTTCCTTGGATATGTTACGTGCATGTATAGCTGCTTCCTTGAGATAGATGTCTGACTTGTCACTTGTCTTAGCTGCAAACTTGTCACCCATATCAAGCACTACAATGTCAGGCTCGTATGCTTTAACGATAGCCTCAACCCATGCCATGTCTTTACCTGTACTATCTTTGATAAATACATTTTTCTCTACTGGATCATAGCGCAGCGCAGCCACCGCCATGTTAGTCTTTACTTCATCCATACTCATACTTGTAGCAGCACATAGGTATCTTGCACCTACACGCTCATAGCTTTCTTCGTTACACAGCACCATACACTTAGCACCCTGTGAAGCAAAGCCATCAGGTGCAGCTATTGTACTCGCATGAAAGCTAGTCTTACCTGTGTTAGGTCTAGCACCCACAACAATTAAATGTCCTGCACTGATGCCCTCTGTCCTACGTCTAAGCGTTGGTATGTTCCACTTCCATTGTGACTGTATGTCGTTGGCTTTGAGTAACGTATCGATGCTTGTATCGTCCCACTCTACCTTTAGGTTAGGTAGAAAATCATCTTGATAGTTACTCAGTATGTTTCGCAAAGGCTCTAAGCTAGACTGTGATCCGTTTACATAATCAAAACCCAGGTTTGCAATCTCTTCACCTACCATCTGTTGAAACAACTTAGACAATACATCATCAGCTATTTCTGTAGACAGTGGCTTCTCTCGTGCAACCTTTTGAAACAACTCACTGAAGACTTGCTTGTTAGCTGTAGTCATACTGGTGTTGTTTACAAAGAACAGAGCCTCTAACTCTGTAGGTGTAATACTCTTACCATACGTATCCATAGCGTAGTCTAGAGTATGTTTGATCTTACGTGCATCCTTACTGAATATCTTATCAGGACAACGTATACCTTTATGATTATCATAGAACTCTTTATCCAACATAGTGCGGATCAATGCTAGTTCCTGCATGTGTGTCTCCTCTTTGTTGGATCAGTTAAGAGTTTTGTTTATCTGTATACTCTTTGCTCTGTCCTGTATTTCTTTTTGCTTGTAAGCACATTCTACTTCAAGCTCTCGTTTTCTTTTTGCATCTACTGTAGGTATACGCATGAAGAACTCTAAATCATTTATCTCTCGTTCTAAGTGTTCTATCTTAGTCATACTTTTTATCCTTGTTATAAATCTTGGCTAACTCTTCATCAAACTTCTTGTCTGACTCAAACCTCTTACATGCCTCTAGTACTTCATCTACTGTCAACTCAACGTAGACTTTACCTAGTGGTACACGTCCATCAATTATTGCTGTCTTTGGCATTTGTATCTCCTTGTATGCACGTCAGCCTTACTCCTACCCTACTCTCTGGTGTCATTGAATAGTACAACATATCATAGTTACTAAAGCATTCAAACATATCCTCGTATGTTGCCACCTTCCTGACTTCTGGCTCACCATTGAACAACCATATAAATACTAACGTCCACATCAGAACATCGGATTCATTAGGTCAAATGTTTCATACCAACTGCTACCCTCTAAGGCTAACCACATCAGTACAGGCACAACCAGTATGAATATTGCACACACTAGGAATGCCCATCCTAAACCTTTTGTTGTACAGTAATGTTCAGCCATGTTTACTCCGGTACTTTTTAGGAAAGTTTTCTCTGTTCATTCCCCTGTTAACTTGCTCTGCTGCCCACGAGTAATCTACTTTCCAATGCCTCGCTGCATCAGCTATACTTTTGAAATCTTTGCCATGTAATCGACAGGCTCTGCCTCTCTGCTTTTGAGTAGGCTCTACCTTAATACGGATGTGACATGGTACATTCTTTGGTTGCATTATTTGTCTCCTATATTTCTTGGTGCATACACTTCACCGTTGTATTGGCTACCTGTTTTGTTATCTACTCCAAAGTTGAAGTACGCTAGTACCACTAGCAATGCCATTATCCAGTAGAAGGTAACCTTAACCCACTTGATAAATGCTTCGTATGTTTGCTTTGCTTCTAGCTCTGCTGCTTCTCTTGGTTGCATTAAACTATCTCCTCTAGTTTTCTTATGTCTGCATCTACTTTATATTTAATATCATCATAGAGTCTCAACGCTATAGTCTCTAACCCTGTGTAAGCCTCTATCTCTCTCTTGTACTCCAGTGTTTTATATGCAGCGTCAGGATCTAATGCGACTATGACCTTGTAGAAATTATCCAAGTGTTGCATATTAGATACACTAAATGATGTGCCAAGTATAGCCAAACCTGTCAAACCAGGAAATAGTTTAGCTGCTACGGTGGCACTGATAACATCTTCTACTATTATCACTACGCCACTGGGTTTACCTACAACACGAGTGAATACAGTGGGTGTCTTGTCGTAACGCTTCCATTTAACCTGTCCTGAGTAAGATGTGCATCTACCAATTGCACCAACAAGTCTGCCTCTATCGTAGATAGGAAAGACTACTCGTGAGTCTGCTACATCATACATCAAGTCTTCACCATACAAGCCCCACCTGCCAATGAATCTTTCATACTGTTTGTGTTCTGCAGTAGGTTTGACTACGTACTCAGGCCAAGTAAACAACTCATACTCTGACTCAGGTTCATCCTCTTGTTTTAATTTACGTTGTATCTCTTCTGCTGTCATGCCCGAAGACACAACACCTTTAACTCTACAGTCAAGCTTGTAACAGTTATACAGCATAGCAGTACCATCTCGTGTAGCAGTAAACGTGTTCTTGCCTCTACATACAGGGCAGTCACCTCTATGTTTGTAATCTTCTTTTAAATCAAGGGACTCCAAGTAGTTTTTAATGTTAACCATCTTTGCTCCTTCTTTTGCTTAGTGCATTACTTGCACCACTAAATGTATTGACTAGGTATGGCTTGACTGACTCAGGGTTTACATGTCCTGTCACTTGCATCAACTCAAGAGTCTGAACACCTGCCTCTACCATTTCAGTGATTGCAGTCCTACGTAGATCCATAGCTGTTAGCTTCTTTGGTAGCCCGGCAGCTTCCTTGACTTCATTGATTGCACCATCGATGTGATCTATTGGATATGGCACGTATGCCCCTGCTACTGGTGTAGTCTTGGGTGCTACGTAATCTTGGAATCCAAAGTCCTGACTCTGTTGCCTCAGCATAGAAAGTAGATCATCAGGTATCGGCAAGTGTACATCAGCACCACGTTTACTTTGTGTTAAATCAACACGTTGTGCGTCAAAGTTAATGTTGTCCCAAGTCAGAGTACGCATGTCTCCAACACGCTGCGCCCACTCGTATGCCATGTGCACAATCAACCCAATGCTACGCCACTTGAAGTTGCCGTATGCTGTGTCAAGAAAAGACACAACCTGGTCACGAGTCCACTTGACCTTGCGTGGCTTCGTGCTCTTCGTCTTGATCAAACGCACTGGATCATTATCCATTACGTCTAGCCTCATGCTGTACTTCCATGCCGTAGACAAGACAGCCTTGCGATAATTAGCTGTACGTACACCTGACACAAGCCACTTCTCGTAAGCTAGGTTAGTGTGCCGGGCTTTGATGCTACGCACTGTGTAGTTACCTAACAGCCTACCCTCTACGTTAGTCTTTAGTATTACATCCAAGTGTGTCTCGTAGTCTCTCTGTGACTTTGCGCTGAGGTTACGGAAGTTACTACTGTGCAAGTAGAACTTCACTATCTCAGACAACTTTGATGTATGCTTTGGTATGTCTACCACTTTCTCCTCACTTTCCAATATGCCCATGCTTCTAAGCAATGTCCCTTACCTATCAGCATGTCAATGAAATACACTATGTTAGGCTTTCCCTCTCTTTGCCACTGGTGATTCCTTGCGCTGAACGTCTGATTGTTTTGGCCTCCTAGTATCACGTTTATCAGAACGCTTAGTGCTGTTAGTATCCGTTTTAGGTAAATCCCCAAGCCTATCAGTAATGTCATCATGCGGATCGTCTTTGGGATCGACTTCATCATCGGTTGTCATCTTCTTCTGTTCCTTCCATCATCCTCGCCTTTGTATGTGTCATACACAAACCATACGAATGCGAGAAGATAAACTACGATTATCAATATCGGTATCTTATACATTAGAACAACGGCTCTCCTCTCTCGTCTAGCACATCACGCCTGAAGTAATTAGGCTCAAGCTTCCAAGTGTAAGACTTATCCTCCTCAACTTGGACAGGTAGTATACCCATCTGTTTAAGATGTGCAGCTATACTGTCAGGAAGATTTGTACTTATCTGACTGTCTGTAATTATGTTTGTCTTCATCTGTATCTCCAAAACACTCCTTGATATAAACAAAATTATTTTTAGCATACATCTTTTTCAAATGCAACATATCCTTACGGCTGTCACTTGAATGATAAGCAAGCATCTTCTTTGTTGCCTTACTGTATATGTCTAGTGAATAGTACATAGCTGCTCCTATACGTTGATGTACTGATGGGTATTCATAGTGTAGCTTATACCCATTTCGTAATCAGGACTGTTGCCATACAACTCTGATAGCGCATCAACTGTCACTCTTATGTTGTTGTGAAAGTTACCTGATTTATCTTGGTAATCATCTGAACCATCACACACAGGTATCACTGTCACTATCTCTTTCCAATGCTTCCACTTTTTCTTTTCCGCATCTTCTTCATCTGGATTCAAACACTCTACATGTCTCATATACACATATATAACTGCATCATGATAGTCAGCTACTTTTACTTTGTATGTCTTGTCTTCTAACATTACTTTCTCCTCTATAATAATTTAAGTTGTACTGGTTCTTTGTATACTTCATCTAATCTAGGATGCAGCACATCTCCAAATTCTATATCACAAAAGTTACCACAATCAGGCATGATCATCTTTTGTTTACGCCCTGCGTTTGGATCTAGTTCATCCAAGAATACTCCTCTAATACAGCTATTACCTACCTCTCTTTCTGCTTTAGCCATCCTGTCAAATGTCTCAGGGAAGTCTGTCCTTATCTTGTTCCAGTATCCCTTGCCACCTTTGACACAGCCAATACAATTATTGTTACCATAACCTAACTCATACATCTTAGGTCTTCGTATCCCCTGCTTCTCAAGATAGTAAAGACATGCAGGTTTATCCATCCTCTGCTCAATCAAAGGGAAGATAGGTTTAGCTGCAGGGTATTGCTCTTGAAAACGTATGGCTCTGTTTACTTCTTTCTTTGTATACTCGAAGCCAAACACTTGAGCAGAATATTCTTCCTGTCTCTCTATTCTTTGCCTTACCATCTTCTTTAGTACAAGCGTACATCTTGCACCCCCAGGGCCGTTTACATACTTGTCTTTCAGTATGACATCGAACTGATCTTTATGTTTGGGTGCTCTGTCTACTCTTATCTCCTTCCCATACCAATCTTCACATTGTTCTTTGAATCTTTTGTTATCGTCATGAGCACTATCAATGGCAAAGTATATAGGTTCAACATTATCTATACCGTATTCATCAATAGCTAACTTAGTAGCTACTGCGCTTGTCACCCCTGCACTCCACCATGCTATGACTTTCATTTCTTTCTCCTACCTTTAGTAGCCATGTGCTCTACTATTCTTTTGTTTACGCTTATGACAAGAACATATCCATCCTTATCATAAGCTACCCACTTCTTCTTGCGTTGCATTATTACTACTCTACCTCTAGCTCTAGACATGCTAGTGTCTCACTCTTGTTCGATACAAGCACAGCAGCTTCACTCATTGCCGCAACGCATTCTTCTTTACTAGCGTATGTCTCAACGTGGTAGTACTTCACTGTCTGAGAAGTCACTAGTAGTTGCATCCATACTAACGCCCAAACCATTACGCTGCACTCTCTAATAATACGTAACGTGTGTAGCGTTGGCCTGTTACTGGATGTGAACTCTTTACACCATGAATGTGGTAACCTAGCTTGCGTAACTCACTGATACGAGCAGTAAAATTTTGTATGCTGTAGTCAAGCAATGCCTCACGCTGTGTCATACCTTTAGTTGCACGTAGGTGGTTAAGTATTTTTGAATTTTGTGTAGTTTTAGCCATTGTCTGTCTCCTTTTTATTTAACTTGGCTTCGTTTATGCGTGACATAATATCGTCACATATGTCCATCAATGTTCTTGTGGACTCAGGTGGTAAACTTAGTGTTTCACCAGTGGCGTCATGTGTGATTACGAGTCGATCATTATCCCACAATGTGGCTCGCCATCCGTAACCTAAGCTTACATCTTTTAATACCATAGTGTATCCATCATCTGATATGATTGCACCTGCTTTTGTTTTGTAGTTCATTGCTGTTTTTCCTTTAATCTGTTTGATCTATTGCAGTTAAACCATATTCTGGAAACATATCTTTTACATGCTGTTCACTGTAAGCCATTACATATAAGACCAAAGATGGTTTAAAATTAAACTCTACATAATATCTCTTCATTGCTGTGTCTCCTTCTGTGCATCTGCAATATCGTGTACTCTATCCATGTACACAACCAATGCCATAGTTAAGTCTTTTATACTAGCATTTCTAGCGCACTGCATAATCGTGTCCCATGCGTGTGCTTTTAATGTCACACCACTGGGCTTTGGCTTGTTCTCTATGACTTCTTCAGCAGCCGCATCTATTGAACTAGTGAATGTGTTAAGCCACTTGAGTAAGTTAGGCTTGTCTGTTGGTACTTCTACCATGTCAGCTTTAATCTTCTTAGCTTCAGCCTGGGTTCCTACCCATTCGCCTTGCTTGTTCATGTATAGTCTCATTT